GTCGTGTTGAGTTAATCCACGGGCCGCCAGTGCTTCCATCGACGCCGTTTTACGCTTCTGCCAACTGTTGCTCTCGTCCGGTCGCCACGGCTCTGCACGAGGTGTCTTGATGTCGTCTAATGTGAATGGCTTGAGGAAATAGATGTCATCCATCATCCAGACGCACTCGGAATCAATTTCGGCGTGTGTGGCGATGTAAAACACCTTGCCAAGCATGTCGCGAAACGCCCGATTCGGCTTCGTGTGCGGGACTCTCTTTTTGATGATAACGTGCCCGTGATACCATTCCGGACGATCACCGATGATTGTGATCTTTGCTTTGCCCTGGAAGAACGTTTCGACTGATCGTATGGACCAACGAAGCTCATCGGCCTGTGCCCCACCGTCCCAATACGGCCAAACGAATTGCATCGCCGGCTCTTCCGGTGCTCGGTGTTTCGTTTCGTCGCATCCGCCGCAGGGCTTAGGCTGCGGGCGGTACTGGCCAGAGTTTTGATGAATGAGCAGCAGGTTTTGCGTTTGCTGAAAAAAGTCTATTCGCGGCGATTCCTCCACTGTCGCCAGTGGGCATGATTCGCAGATAACTGCCGGAAAACTTCCGGAATGGATCAAACTTGGGCAGATGCAGGAAACATGATCTGGCTTTTCAGATCGCCTACGGAACTTGCATGGTTTCATGGTGCCACCGCCAGAGTTCCAGTAATCGCCACGCCTCCAATCGTTCCCGTCAGACTAGCCCCAGCCAGGCAATTTCGAATTGTTGTAGAGCTGCCTTGCGTTCCGGTAAGGTTCATGTATTGAACACATGATCCTCCGTTCCACTGATATGCGGTGGCTCGTAGGTTAAAGCTGCCGCCCCACGTTTCTAAAGATACCTGCCACCTCCAACCGTTAATTGTGCAGCCAGAATGCTCTAAGCAGTCGCCCGGCAATCCAAGGCGAATCAATGGCAACTCTGAACTTTTCCAAAAACACGTTGCTCCGCTTTGAGACAAATTCAGTATGTAGTCGCCTGTATAGTTTTTCGATCAAAGATTCGTTGATGTCGTCGCCACCGACAGCTTGTACCGCAAAGGAGCGACACCCCCAGTGCATTCGGCACATCCAGTAGTCGTTGGTGGTGGATTCGATCCACTGTCAGACTGGCTTTGGCTCACGCTTGGCGGAACAGAACTACTCGGCGGCGTTTCACCACAATGGCAGCATCCAAGAAGCATCACAGACTCTCCGACCATGAACCACCCGGACAATCAGCGGCGTATAACTGCCATTCGCCGTCAATCATTTCAGCCTTGCCATATGTGCCAGCGTCAACGCTGATTTGCGTAAAGCGATTCACGATGGTTATCGAGTCAGTGGATAGCGTGAGGTCTCCATCCGTTTTCCTGCGGAGTACTCGTGCAGTTGCTGTGCTTGGATCTCGCTTGGTGTTTACGGCTGCTGGCAGGTCTGACGTAAGAACGACTTGAATGCGGCTCATTGAGCCGCGTGCTCGAATCTCCGTGTAGGTAGTTTCCCCAGTGCTGATTGATTGCAGCAATGATCTCGCATCTTCTGCGTTGAATCCATACGTTCGTTCATCTGGCATGTCAGCCTCTCAGGAAACTGCTGAACGAAACTGCTTCATAGATATCAAACTCCAGCACGCTTGGCGCAGTTCCAACAGCAACCTTTGCTCCGGCCCCATTAAGACCTCCAAGAATCACGTTGCTATTGTCGTCCAAATACGGCTTATGCTTTCCGCCATCTAAATAGACAGTGCCAACATCCAACCGCTTATGCTTCCACGTTTGGTCGTTGTATCGCAATGCGTATCGCGTCAATCGTTTACGTGATCCATAATAGAATCCGACCACAGATGACAGAACAGTGCAGAGCAGCGTCTTGGCAGCCTTGCCTTTAAACGTGCCATTGTTCACGACTTCGTTGCGATCGACAACTTCTTCATCAGTGTCAGTATCTGGCTCGAACTGGTAAAACTCCCAAATTGGAATGAATCGCGATCGGACAACGCCAGTCTCAAACGGCTGCCCGGCACTGTTTGCAATGCGAGCACCGCTTCGATCTGTCGTCACGATCTCCTGCAATCGCTCAAACTTGGTTTCATAAATCGGCACCCATTCGATCGGATTAGAGCTGACGCTGGTTCCTGATGACGCCGTAGACGACTGGCCCTCGGACACCTCGGAACTGAATGTTGCCGTGACGTCCCAGAGTTTGCGCTGGTCTTCTCTTCGCGTTGCGTCAAGTCCACGGCAGATGCAAAACCCGCTCGATGATGTGCTAACGTTTACGATCGGTAGGCCAGCGGTAGCCAGCACCTCAAGTCTTGGCGTGTTGACCGAGTCACACTCAACAAGAAAATGGTACTCTTCCTCTAGTACTGCTATTCCTCCCGAAGAGCGAATGCTTGATTTGCCTTCGTTTTTTTCGCCTCGCAGTGTTGTTGCCATTACGGAACCTGCACCCCTGTTGCCTGAATAGACAAATCGAGCTGAGTTGCTGTTGATGCCGTGCCAAGTCGCGTCACATAGTCGCCCGTCGATCTGTCAGCGTTCGGCATGATTCCTCCAGCCGTGTCGGACACAAGATAAGTTTCTCCGACTGTCATCGTTGTGCCGACAAGAATTATCGAACCGCTAAACGCAACCACTCCATACCCATCTGTAACGCCCGGAGTCACCGCGACCCCGGAAGCGGCCGCGAGTGCTGCTGATGCGTTTGCGTCTGCAACAACATACTTTCCAGAACTAAGCACAACTGGCTGTCCAGCGGACACCGTGCCGCCGTATTGAACGATTCGTACCTGCGTGTTTGCTCCCGGTCTGACTGCCGTGATGCCGCTGAGATCTGCCATTATCGAATTCTCCTAAACCCGTTTTCTCGTGTTTCTCGTAGCAGGCTATCCATGATTGCAATCTGCCGTGTCGCCAAAGCGTTTGCTGCCTGCTGCTCTTTAAAAAGCTGTTCTGCTTTCCACGCGATCTGCACTTCGCCAGGCGTAGGTTGATCCGGCACGGCCGCCACGCTCATCTGACGATTGATTTGATCTGCTGAGAACTTGGCCGCTTCAGCCGATCCAACCTCGATGCCAGCACCCGGGCCGGCCGCAACGTCCGCTCGTCGCTGCTTGTTCTTTTCTTCCTGTTGAGCGAAGTAATCCATTGCAGCCTTGCGAGCCGTTTCCATGTCTCGCTGAAATTGCTCTTCTGCCTGCTGTGCTGCTCGCTCTTGGGCCTTCTTTGCGTCTTCGATAGCCTTTAGCCGAGCCGCATTTTCTTTCTCGATGTTCTTTTGCTGCTGCTTTTGAGCGTCTTCCATCGCCTTCTTTTGGTCTTCGATGTGCTTCGCTCTGGCTGCTGCTAACTGTTCCGCCGCTTTGCGTTCTGCAATGGCAACTTCATTCACCACAGTTTTCTTTTGCTCAAACTCTTCATGAGTTCGCTTTTCTTTTTCGAATGCCGCTTCTCGTTCTCGCTGCTCAAGCAAGTCAAGAAACTTGTTCATTTCGGTGGTATCGACCGTGAAATTCGTGACGCTGTTGATCAGGTCCGTCACAACTGCGATTGCAAACCCAAGCCCCTGCGATATGCCGTCGACAAGGTTGATGACAGCATCCAGAATTGGCTTGAGTCTTGTAAACGTGTCGAGCAATTGAATAAGCAGCGGCCCCATTGCTTGCCCCGCGGATGCAGCCTTTTGCTCAAGGTCGCTGAGTGCAATGTTGAGCTTTCCGCTGACCGTCCCGGCCAGGCGCTCAGTCATGCCATGAAACATGCCACCCGCTGAAGTAGCGTCCTCAAATGCTTGCCTAACTTCCTGTGATGATATCCCACCGTCCTCCATTCGCTTTTTTAGCTCAATCATCGTTTCGCCGGTGGTCTTGCTGATCTGCTGCAACGGGTTAAACCCGGCATTGATCATTTGAAGCAGGTCTTGCCCCATCAGGCGACCGGCAGCGGTGGTCTGCGAGAATGCCAGCGACAGCATCTTAAATCGATCGTTGTTGCCGCCTGTGACGTCGGACAGCATCTGCAGATTTTTCTGCACGTCCTGAGCTGCAACGCCAAAGCTCATCATTGTTTTCGTGGCTTCGGCTGCATTACTAAACGTCACCGGCGATTCAGCAGCAAACTTGCGAATCTGCTCAAACAGTAACTGGCCGTCTTTTGCACTGCCCGTGAGGACTTCGAACGCGATCGTGGCATCCTCGACCTGTGACGCAAGGTTGATCGACTTTGCGACCGTCTGAACACTTAGGTAGGCTGCCGCCATGCCTTTGATTGATGCGATTGCCGATGATGATGATACCCCCGCTTCCTTTGAAGCCTTGGTCACGTCTCTGATCGCCGGTGCGGCCTGCTCATGCTTTCGCTTCAAATGCTCTACCGCGTTCGCATACTCAACCGATTTTTTCCCAGACTCTGAAAACGCACGATTAAGCAGTCCCAGTTCCTGCTTGAACTTTTCTGCAGGCGGCACCGACTGACGCATGATCGTGGCGACTTTTGTCACCTCGCCCTTCGCAAGGTTTGCCCCCTCGCTAAAGTTCGACACGTCCATCCCGAGACGGACATTGAGTGCGGTAATTGTTGTCATGAGAAACCGAATGCCCGCTTGAGAATGTCAGTTTGTGCCCGTGGATGCTTAATACCACGCGATTTGAGCTTCGTCCGTTTCTGCCACCTCATTGAATCGGCCGGCATGAAGTCGACCACACTCAGCGATTCAACCTTTGCCCCTCGTGTTGCCGCCATCATCACAGTGTTGCTGTGAATCATTGCGGATAGCGAGGCTGCCTGTTCCCAGTGAGATCCAAACGGCTCGCACTGGTAATACGCCCACCACACATCAAACACCCGATCCGATATCGAATCCAACCACGCCTCTGGATCGTCTATTCCTAGCTCAAGGCAGACTCGGCAGGCAAATCTAAGACGGTGGTTTTGTCGGACTCCCCCAGCGTTGTCGACGCCTCACTAACGATGGCAAACGTCTGACACTGCTCCGACAACTGCTGATAAAACGCAAGATCAATTGAGCCGAGTTGTTTCGTCTCGGTATCCTTAAACAGCCGCTCGCCTTCTTCGTCAATCCACATGCGTGCAGTCAGCAGCATGATTGCGTCGTTTAAGTTTGTCGCATTCCACTTGCCATCCTTGTCAACCAAAGACATCTGGTATTGCGAGTGCTCCAGCGGTGTCGGCCGCTGAAGCCTGACCTTATGCCCGCAAACTTCTATGTCCTTTGTTGCTCGTTTCGTCAACTTTCCTAACGTCGCTCTCGTTAGTGTCATTACTCTTCATCCTCGTTTGGTTCGAGATCGGGATCAACCGGCATAACAACGCCGCCGATTTTTAACGCTGCTGTTTCATTCACAGCCTGAATCAATTCAGCCTTTGTTGTTTCGCTAAATGACACAATGCACTGCAGCCATGCGTCAGGCGATTTCGGCAAGTATCCGACTTGCACGTCATCGCAAAAAACAATCCATTGCTCGTGATCCACTGGCGATCCGTTAGGAGCTTCGCCGATGTGGTCAATCAATTTGATTTGCATCATGTCTCTCGTGTCTGTGATAGGGTTTCGCCGGTCATCTTCAGCGTGAACTCACAATCCATCGTTTCGTTGTTTGCCAACTGAGGAAACGCAACACGGCTAAAGAACGCTTTGCCCGTGATCGTTCCGCGTGTTACTCCGCTGGTCGCCGTGCTGAGCTGCGGGAGCGTGACGGTCACCGTTGCGACTGTTCCGTCGATTGGAGGCAGTCCCAAAGATGGACTGAACCGAACCACGCCGCTAATCTCGTTTGGAGTAGCCAAATCGTGTGGGTCATTTCGGGTGAATCCAGTGTCTGCCAGCAATGTTACGTCGCGCTCACCGAGCGTCCATTCCCCTGGATTAATGGAAACAACATTTCCAGCCCACGCTGTAGTGATGCCGGTCGTCTGTGCTCCACCCAGTGTGATCGTTGCTGTGTTGCCGGTCTTAAATCGTGTTCCCGTTGCCATTTTACACCGTTTCCTGATAAGCGATCATATAGTCGAAAATCGTTAAATATCGATGCTCCTGTGATCCATCAGTCGGCCGCTCATCCAGCGTCTGGATGCCTCCTGTGATCATTACAGATTCAATCGACACGCCGCCCATTGCTCCGGTGTAACCCTGTAAATCGCTTGCCCTGACTGCTTCTGCAATTAGGTTCGCACCGGCCCGCGTGGAGGCAAATGCGGTGAACTCGATTCGGCTTCTGGCAATACCAGAAAGCCCGTTGATCAGGTGATCGTGCGTCGTGCTTATCACCGTATAGGTCAACGCACCGCCAGTCTTGATCGTGTATCCCTGCGGTAGAACATCCGGAAATATACGAGTCGACACGAGTGCAGAAACACCCGTATTGGCCGCCAAATATCCCCGAACTGCACTACCAAGATCCGCCATTATTTTGTCATCCGATTTGCTGCTGCTTCGATTCCAGACTTCAAGGTTGAAGTGACGGCCGCTGATGCTGCTGCTCTGGTTTCGTCCGCCGTTTTCTTCACGAACTGATTCACGGCTCGAATTGTTCCAGCATCACGACCCCACAAAACCTTTCGCTTATGATCCTTTGAAAACAGATTTCCGTGTCCGCCACCGTCGCTGTATGACGGCCCTACCAAACCAATCCGGCCAATCAACACACCCAGTTTTTTCTTTGGCCTTACTACTGATCGAATCGTCGTTTTGAGTTTTTTTGCACCACTCCAGCGACGTTTTGTTTTTGTCGATTGCTGCCGGCGTGAACCGTCGCTTTCTGGAGTATTTGCCAGCATCGCTGCTTCAACTGGCACCGTTCCAGCCTGTATTGCGTTCTCAATAACCGTACTTCGAATGATAGATTCCAGTTGCTCTAATTGCTTCAGGAATTTGTTGCCATCAATAAGCTCCATCCCAATCGAAACGCGAGCCATCACAGCACCACCGATTTGCAATAAAGTTCTCGATAGCGATCCATGCCCTGAACTGCTTTGACGTAAACGATCCAGAAACGTTGCCCGTCAATGTCGATCGCCATTTCTGGCGTGTAGCCGTCCCGATAACGCACTGTGAATATGGCACTGATTCCGGCCTCCACTTGTCGCCCTCGTGCTCCTTCACCACCTGTCGTTGGCTCGTACTTCGCTGGCTCATCTGACAACCAAGTGCTAAGCGTCACAACTGGTTGGCCGGCTTCGTCCTGTGTCGTGCCTTCCACGCTCACCGTAATTCGGTGCCGCATCGTTCCAAGTCGAAATTTTCGTTCAGGGCGGAAGGTCATGGATAACTCGCCCTCATTTTCTTTGCGACAAGTGCCTCATACGCCCGTCGCTCGCCAGATGCCGCAATCATGTCGCGGTCTTCAAATCGATTGGCCAAACTCAATTTGATTGCCATGCGGTCAAGCTCCGGACACGCGCGGGAGTCGCTGCCATATCCGGCCGTGTAGGTGATTTTGACGGCTTCGCTTCTGTCCTGAACAGATGGCCTGACGAACGTGTCAAGAAACCTTACTTCGTCTCCGTCCAAGTAATAGTTTGACGATGCGACTGTTTGCGTTGCACCTGCCGTGTCCACGTAGGTGACTGAAGAAATGGCGATTGCCGGTCTGACCGAAAGAACAACCGTTGACAGAAACTTCGGTAGTCGATGCTCCAGCGTTCGCGTGATCAATGCGATTGAGGTGTCTCGTTCCCATTCCTCGCGAGCAGCCGCAATCAGCGAAGCCACCTCCGTGTCGTGACTAACGTCGCTTGCCCCGATGCTGAGTTGAGCCTTGGCCTCTGCGATCGTCACTGGCTCGCTCGTTGGTGGTGTCACTACTCTGACAGTGCTCCGAATCTCCTGATCCTTCACTCTGGTCGTTTGGCTCGGATAGTAATCGAGCCACTCTGTTCCGTTGCAAAACATCGAAGACACCTCCGCCAATCACTTCCATCGGGAAACGAGCCCCAACGCGATAGCCTCGCCAGTCCTGAATTAATTCGACCTGCATGATTCGATCCATTCGTTCGGGTATGCGTGAACCGCCTCGTATGTTTGTGGCTCGACCATGACAACCATTTCTTCCAAGTGTCCTATTCGCGTCTGTGGGTCAAGGTAGACGGTGTTTCCAGCTTTCTCCCACTGCTTCCAAAACCAGATATCGTCATCGATTCGCAGGTCGCCCCACTCTCCGTTTTCGTCCGGCTGTGACCAAAACCACGGCTTCGGGACGTTCTTGAGCTTACGCAGGTCAATCACTGTCAGGCCGAAATGTGCTGTTGATACCTGCAGAGGTTCGCCTGTGACTTCTACTGACGACTTGCCCTTGATACTGGCCAACATGGTTTTGTTGCCCCGCCGAATTTGCATCGATGCTAGTGCGTCAATGTGCGGATTTGACTCCAGCGTTTCGAGCAAACGCATAATGTCAGAATCCGTAAACAGCGAATCACCATCACAGATCACGGCAATATCACATTCCTTTTCAACGGCTTGCTGCAACATCCTTTGCATACACTGCCCATAGAACACGCCTTGCGAGTCCTGCAACGGTATTTTTGCCGCTACAAACGCGGCATCAATGTAATCTCGGCAAAGGCCGTTGATATAACGCGGCGATGTCATCATGCCGCACACTTTTACAGATTTTGAGGTCACTCGTTTGCTCCGGGTGTTTAGGGGTGATTAGCCAATTGCAACAAAATCAGCCTGTCCGGTCGTTCCGGATGGGCTCACGTCCAAAACAACATCAGCTACAGCACTGAGCGAAACCACACTGTTGGTTGTGTGTGTGCCCGGCGTTGCAAACAACCGGATATACCGCTTGCGTGTTCCATCGTTGTTAACGTGGAATTTTGCAACGCGACCTGCTGAAGTGGACAACGTGACAGACAACTGCATCGTGCTGGTGCTGATGTCCGTGAAATCGGTCGTGGTTGTTGTGTCTGATTCTTGAATCTTGACCACAACAGGAGCGGCATTTGTGTTGGCTGCCACTGAGGTTGTCAAAATGATCGTAGCAAAGTCCGCGTGTTTCATGTCTACGATTGTTCCAGCCACTGTTGCTGTCGCGGCAGCCGTCTGGCTTGACAATGCGATGACTGCACTTGTCGTCATGTTCGGTTTCATTTTTACACCTTATGCAAAATTGATTTGTGTGATTTCTGAAAGACCGGAACGCCAGCGAGCCAGCGTTCCGGCCGGGTCCACCCGGAGCGACGAGTGGCTCAATTATTAGCCCATTTGCAGAGCTACGATTGGACCGGCAACAGATGCCGTTCCGCGTTCATGCACGTTGATGTCAAAGCGTTCCGTTACTCGCAACGCCAAAGCGTCTTGGGCAAAGTAAACGGACTCATCAGCTCGCAGCGTGACCCCGCGACGAGTGCCCATCGTGGCAGCCATACTCAGGTCGCCAAAATAGGCAACCTTGACGGTCGTAGCTGCAGTTGATGGCATTGCGTTGATCAATCGGACTGGATAGCCCATGAACTGCAACTGAGAGCCGCCGGCAAGATCACTCACAGAGTTGCCGCCTGCCGCAAACTGCAGCCGGCCTGCTGTGGTGTGGTAAATGCTGTTGTGCATGTACCAAGCTGGCTGAATGCCCGGGAATCGCGGCAGCTTGGCGACGCACGCTTCAAAATGCGTGATGGTCAGAGTTGCGGCTGTGGTGATGCCTGTAGCAGTAGCAATCGAGCCAGCCGCAAGAGCACCATCCAACCCAACAATGCCACCATAGGTGCTGGTGCCATCGCCAAGGAAGCCGCACTGGTCCTCTTTGACCGCAAGAGCATAAGCAAACTCGCGAGCGTAGAAGTCAGCCACAGCGATAATTGCGTCTTCGTTCAATTCGCTGGAAAACTGAGTCATCGCTGCCAGTTTTTTCGCTTCCAACCGAACCTGATCCATTGCCGCATCGGATGCTGTGATTGTGTCATTCTGGCCGACAAAATAGGTTGTGAACCCACTCACGCGGCGAGGAATCAACGACACATCAGACGACATTGGCCAGTTTCGAGCGTACTGGCGAAACTGCCCGTACTCTTCCTTCAGGTCAACCATTGCATTTTCAAGCACCTCCGGAACGAGATAACCGCCTTTGCCGTTATCGTCGCTGGAGCCAGCCATCTGAATGCCATGATCTTTGAGCCACATTTTTGACGGCTCGTGCTTGTTAATTGCCGCCATCAAAAAGCGGCCTGCAGTATAGGCGTTTGCCTCTGCATCCGGCCCTTTGAAATGCTTTACGCTGCCATGACGCTTGGCAGTTGCTGGCACCTTAACGCGAGGCAACTCAGATGACTCTGGCCCCTTGCTTGACTGACCGGTCACTGGGATGCTGCCGATAGAGCGAACACGGGCTGCTGAGTTTGCTTCGACGCGAGCAGCTCTTTTTTCGTCGGCGTACAGTTTCTGCAAAACGCCGGGCTTGTCGTCCGTGCCCTGAATGCGATCGACTTCTGCCGCTTCTTCTGGCGTAAAGTCGCGACTCTCGTCTTTTGCAAGAGCAACGATGGCATCTACTTTTGCTAGTTCTTCGTCGATCTGTTCCCGAATTACCTTGAGACTCCAAATCATTTTTACAGTTCCTTGAATCGGTGTGATGCCGACTCAGGCCATAAAAAAAGCGGCGCAAAAAGTCGGCGAAATGTTTTCGCTTTGACTTTTCCGGCCGCTAACGAGTTGCTCAGAAAGATTGTGTTCGGTGCGGGATTTCTCCCCGCGTGAGTGCATCTAAGCAGATGTGCTCTTAGTTGTCAATTATTTTTTTACTAACGGCTGAACATCGCCTTGATCTGCTGCAATCGGATTTCGCGCGATGCAATCGTTGCTGGCGTCCGACTTCCTGCCGTTGGCTCGTTGGTCTTTTCGCCTTCCGGCTTGCTGCCATACATCGCCTTTGCAAACTTCGGAGCGTCAACGACAATATCTCCGACCTCTGTCGCAAACCCGGCCGCAACTGCTTCCTGTGCCGTGTACCATGTTTCTGAATCTAGAATCGCCATTATCTTCTTGCGGTCCTTTTTTGTCCGGTCCATGTAGGCGTCGAGAATGGAATCTCGGTATTTGTCCAGAACGTCAGCGGTCTTTCGCAACTCAGCGGCGCTACCCATCGCCATTGTCCACGGATTATGAACCATCATCATGGCATTTTTTGCCATAACGACGCGATCTCCAGCCATCGCAATGTAACTGGCAATCGAATACGCCGACGAATCCACAACAACGTCAACGCCGCCCTGATGCCGCTTCAGTGCGTTAAAAATTGCTCGCCCTTCGTCCACGCTTCCGCCGGGGGATGAAATCCGAAGCGTCACTTTGCGGCCTGACATCTTCGCAAGGTCTGGGAGTACTGTGGCCGCATCGATCATTCCCCAAAACGAGGAACCAATTGCATCGTAAAGAAAGATTTCGCCGGTTTCCAAATCAGACTGGTACATGCTTTGTAACCTTTTCGACTAAGGAGTCATGAACGAAAATTGAGTTGACTCGTGTCGTCCCGAGTCGCGTGTAATTGAAATCACAAGCAATCGAATAAATGGTTTCGGCGTTGTCTTGAATCTTGAAGCCTCCATCGATCTCAATGCCTAGCAGCCACGCTGGAACACGCCCTACATCATCCGTATTTGCAGGATGACATTTGTCGAAGTGTTCCACCATCAGCATTCTCGGTTTGTGATACGTCAAAATCTGCTCCATGATGACGCGGTCGATGCTGTCAACGTCAATCACGCACAGCATTAAGTTGTCACCAAGGTGGCAACTCGTGTTTAGGACGAATGCTGCGCGAAGATTCGCTTTTGGAAACTTTTCGTGAAGTTTTTCAAGGGACTCTGAATCTCTTTCAAACAGCACGCAATCAAGCCCGTAATTGTAAAACGGCTCGATCGTCAACGGCAGTCCTTCTCCGTCGCCAGCCCCGACCTCAACGCACTGGCCCGGCTGGTTAATTAGGTTCGCCAACGCAACTAAAATTCCCTGTTCACCGAATTGCCAACCGCCTGACGTTTTTGTCAGCCACTCGAACTCAGGCCGATCGGCCACGAATCCTTCCGTCATACTGTCGCTCCAAGTATGTAATCTGCCAAATCCTCAACCCGCTCGCCCCACGATGCCGTGAGTTCCCCAACTGCGTCTGGGAGTGCCTTTGCTGCCGTCTTGCTCATGACTTCAATCAAGGCATCCTGTGAGATTCGGCAGTGCTCAGCGGCCGCGTATGGCGTTCCTCCGAGTTGTTCGCAAACATCTCCCAGCGTGTGTTGCCATTTTGCGTAAAACTTTTCAACCGACTGAATCGGCGTTTTTGTTTTGACCGCTGCTGCCACTCGCTGCTGCTCAATAGCCAGCAAAGGACGTAGCCGAGAGACTACGGCCATTCGTTGCACTGCTTCTGTTTCTGGATCGTCCTCCGGCTCAGGATCTTCTGGAACGTCCGGCGAATCCTCTTCCATTGGTGCCGTCACTGTGATTGCTGGATTCTGATATTCATCCCCGCCGTCATAGGGATTCATGTCCAGTTTTTCGCGTGCCTCATTCGGGCTGATCACCGTTGCCGCAATTAGCTTCGTCAGGTATTCGGCCTGTTTCAGCGGGTCCATTCTCATAAGTGCGTTTGTGTTGAACTTGAAATAGTGCGTTTCGCTCGTCAACTGGCGTTCCGTCAGCAGTGATCGATTGCACGCAGCTTCAATGTGGACCAACCATCGGTTGAGGCAGTTCGTCAGGTATGCCAAATGCTTTTCTGCGAGACTGTTGTAAGACACGCTTGAATCGTCGCCAAGAATCTCTTCCAAGCAGAACCACATCGCAGCCTCTTGCCGCTGAAATAGCCGTTGCTCAATCCACTGCGAATCCTTGCCGCTCATGGAAACCATGTTTGCCTTGATACCTTCGCGAAGCATCGCCGTTTTGCCAGTGTTCTCTACCCCGTCGTGAGCTTCGCGAAACATAGATAAGAATTTCTTTGCTTCCTGTTCATTACGGAACATTCCGTCAGGAGCTTCAAGAATTAGAGATCCGCTGAATCCCTTTTTGGCAAGGTTTCGAACTTGATCCTCTGCCGATAATCCAGCGTCAAGACTGTTG